CGGGTTCTTGACGATGCCCTTGTGGTCTTTTTTCTTCTTGCCGTCGTTGTGCTTCTCAGCGTCCTTGTTGCCCTTCTCGATCTTCCGGACACACATGGCGTGAGAGCCCTTCTTGCCGCCCATCTTTTTCCAGGCAGACTCAGCGTCCTCAAGGTCCCAACCCTTCGGGAGCTTGGAGGACTTACGCCCACGCTTAGCAGCGATAATCTGCTGAGCTTCTTCGTTGCTAACCTTGACATACAGGTGACCAGCATGCCGGATCTTAGCAGGCTGCACAGAAGCGGCTTTGGGGGTACGCTCGTCGTCACCTTCATGACGAGGCATCCCAGGAACCTCTTCCTTGTCCATGTAGTCGTTGGGCATCCCGTCGCCCTTACCCTCTTCGGGACCAGGCTCGGAGGAAGCAGGGTCGATACCCTCTTCTGCCTTGTTGAAGTCGACGTGCCGGTTCACCATATGCTCCGAAACGTCTTCTTTGGAGTCGGACGTATTGAAGTAGTCCTGCATCTTCTTGCCGACGCCCTTCTCATCACCAGGCTTCCAAGCGTCGGTGTACTCACCCGCATCACCGTAACCAAGCTTCACGTACTCATGGCCCGCATACTTGATACGAGCAGGCAGCAGAGTATCCTCTCGAATGTACTCGAGACCTGCGTACTTGATCTTGTTGGGAGCGTTGGAGTTCAGGTCGTCCTGGCTACGAGAGTCTTTGCCCTTCATAGCATCCTCGCGCTTTTTGTTCATCTCAGAAGTGTCGGTAACAGCGTCAGACTTGCCACTAGGTGCCTTTGCCTCTTCCAGGTACTTCTGCTCCTCAACAGGAGTGCGCCCCGGGAATTGATCCTCAAGCTCCTTGCGTGCCTTCCCCTCATCGACCGCACTTTTCTCTGGACGAGCGGGATTCTCTGCGATGACGTACTTAAAACCTTTGTACTTGACCTCTGGAGGCAGTGCCATTGTTGTCTCTCCCTTTCCACTGCGTGTATTTGTGCTTCCACTAATTGGCCCCATATCATCATAGGGCGGTCGGTTAGGTTGTCTGAGAGGAGCGCTGTCAGGAGAAGTAGTAGGCCCTGCAGCAAGAATACGCCGCATAGCCTCGATAGAACGATCTACCAACTCCTGATAGCCTACCTGACGAGAATTCATCGGAACGCCGGAGTTACTTAGCGCTTTGGAAAACTCGCCGAACAAAAGATCGGCGTCTTCCTGTAGACGCTCGATGTTGCCCTGAGTAGGCTTTGTGCCAACTTCTCTGATACGCTTACGGGCGCTCCCCATCGCTGACTCCAGCTGTCCTGGGTCTTCAATGGTGTACGAAGCATACTGACCAAACAAACTGTCATACAGGTCGTCAAAGATAGTCTGAATCTTGCGCCGGTAGATTTCGTAAGCTTCGGGACCAGCAGTGACTGAAAATGCAAGATGCTCATCTGCGCCTAGTAAGCGTGTGAACTTCTGCATGATGCCACGAGCTAGCACTTTATCATCCTGCGATACATCTGGGTATACGTCATTAACTACGCCATCCAACGCGTCCACCACATCATCAAGCTCACGCTCAGAAGCTTTCGTCTTTCCGTAAGCGTATAGCCTGCTAGTCAAGGCGTAGATATTGTCCATTCCATAGTGAAGTGTAGACAACAGCGCCATCTCAGGGCCACTCAGCCGAACATCGTATTTGTACTCTGGGCCTAGGTTGTCTTCATGTGACATGGCTTGCACCTGCGAAGATTTGGAAAAGTGAGTGGCCATTGACTGCAGTCGTTCAGTCATATTCCGTAGCTTGGACGGTACATCATGAAGATGACGATTTCGGTCTACGGCTCGACCAATCAATTGAACGGTCTCGCTTACGTAATCGGCAACCTTAGGAAGGTCTGATGGATTTGCATCATGTAGTACCCGCTTCGTAGCATCGTACAGGCGTTGTGCTTCATCACGTACTACGCGCTGGTTACCATTTAGGTCGCTGTACTCAAGTCGAGAGTACTGACCGTTATTGATAAAGTCGGCAAAGAAGTCTTCGATGCCGTTCCGAAGAGCCTTCACTACATAACTGTAGTCAGGGCTGGACCGTAGCCAATCCTCGAACGCCTTATCGTCTAGCGTAAAGACTGACACAGACCTAGTCTTCTTTAGTCTCTTCTACTTCTGTTTCCTCAACCACCTCTTCCGTTTCGGTAGGGGTGGACTTAGAGGACCCAAAGTTTTCCATACTGTCGAGCAGCCTCCACACATGATTATAGGTGGATTCTGCATCCTTCAGCATGTTGCTCAGGCGCTCTTTTGCGGATTCGCTTTCCTCGCTGGAAACACCGTTTGAGAGGGCCTGTTTGGCGATAGGTAGTTTCTGCATAAACAACTGATGCGCGTTGTCAGCATGCATGACTACCTGGTCAGCCAACTGGCGTGGATTGAGCTCTTGCCCCTGAACCGCCAGCTTGTACATAGCGCCTTTGTAAGAAATGGTCTCAGGCGTAGAAGCCGTTTTCTTTGGCCGGATGGCCTCAACAGCTTGTTGGAACAGGTTGCTGTCGTGCATGCTCAAGAAGGTCACGATGTCATGAACACCTGCCCCCACCTTATCCTTGGGGTACATCTTGTTCAGCCAATCGTAAAAGGCAGTGTGGTCGGTAGGGTCCTCGTCAAAAATCTTGTCGTGCAGAACTGCATGAACGAAGATATCAGCCATGACCCTCGCAGTGGTCTCGTCTTCCGGACCACCTGTCCCAACACCGGAGGACTTCAGGTATTCAGTGATGAATGGGATGACCACTTCAATCTTGTCAGACACTCGTAGGTCCGACTCAGCGAGGTGGTAAACAGCACCATTGTAGCGAATGGTAGAAGCGGTCATTTGCTTACTCCGAATCAGCTAGCACGTACCGAGCCCCCTGAAAACTGATCACTCTGGGAGCTTCTTCGATGTAATACGTGGCGTTTTTATACTGAATCGTACGCGGCTTATCTGCTGAAGCCGTGGGGATACCAGGAGCATCCACATAATGTTGAATGCCTGCAGGGTCTTGGAACAGGAAAAGTGTGGGAGTATTCCCGATAGGCTTGTCGACTTCCGGGTCTTCCGACTTGAGCTCTTTGACCTTGGGCTTTAGGTTCTTCATCAACTCAGCAATGGGAACATCAGGCTTGCTCAGGTCGGAAACCATAATGAGCGACTCTTGCTGACCGATGACAGGCCACCACTCATTGTTGTCATCCTTGACCGCCTTGCTAGCGACAATGGCAGCACCTTCTTCACCTTTCTTAACAAACCAGATAATCCGTCCCAGTGCATGCTCACCCGTTTCTGGAATGGTATATTCTGCATACTCGCCCATGTCCCAACCCTGCCGCATCTTCAGCGGCATGCGACCACGGCCACCCAGGTGATAGTTGGAACCCTTGTATCGAATAGTCTGTGGTAGGTTAGACATGGCTTGTTTTTCCTTCTTGGCGGCGAGGCCCTCTGCTTCCATCTTCTCAAGTCTGTCGTAGTAGTCACCAAACTCGTACAGATGCGCTAGCGCAATCTTGGCGGTGGCAACTGGATCGTCATCAGTTACGTTGGCATCCGGAAATCTGGTGCCGTGCTCGAGCTCGACGCCCATTCCCTTGGCAAGGTCCTTGGGAGAGAAATCTTGCTTATCCCAATCAAGGCCAATCTCTTCTGCAGCCGCAAGAGCGTCCTGCTCAGAGAATTGATTATCCTCTTCATCCCCATTAGCACGATTGAGTGTGTCGATCATGACACCGTCTTCTGTTGGAGGCATCGTCCTCACCAACTCATAGATGGCGCCCGTTCCACCGGAAGCTTCACGGGCAACTTGCTCATGCTGGTGCCAGAAACGTTCTGCGCTCTGCAGTGCAGATTTCATGCGGCTGGCGCCTGCGGGGTTTGCTGAATGGACCGACCATTTAATGCGAGGAAGCGCTCCCTTGTAAGCTTGCTCTTCAACCCACTTGGCTACGTCGTACCCTGTTCCTGGGTCGTAACCCAAGTCTTTGGTAAGCCCTAAATCGTGGTCGAGGGAAATTTCGTCGATTTCGCCAGACGCGATCCAGTCAATGGCCTCCTTCGCAGTTCTGACTACAATATCAAAACCGGGAGGTACAGCGCGGTTAGGATCATCGTCTAGCCAAAGACGCATGAGCTAGCTCGAGAGGGGACGTGACGGCCAGTTCTTATCGATGAAACGTTTCTCGCCGTCGTACGAGCCACCAACTTGCGGGTCGGACTTGTTGCTGTTGTAGACGTCGGAGAAAGTTTGCGGGTCTAGGAAGCCTTCAGCAAACGCAGCCTTCTCGATGAGGTCACGGAACTCAGCGGCCAGGTCGAAGAACACAAATGACTTGGCCATCTCATCCGAGAAGTTGTTCAGGATGTTCATGGTGCGTTCAGGGTCGTTCAACATAGACTGGAGGAAAGAGTCGTAGCCTGCGTCGAAGATCTTCTTGGCACCACCCTTACCCTGCATTGCCGCCTTATCTGCTGCACTGGCAGCCTTAGATAGAGTAGACTGGAAGCTGCTAACACTCTGCATTAGCGAGTTGGCGATGTGCGTCGCCTTAGGTGCGTAAGACTTGTAGTGGGCTACCTCATTACCGTAACCGGCTTTGTCGAGGGCCTCTTCTGCCTGCTTACGTTCCTCTTCCGTCATCTTGGGCTGAGCCGCAAGAACGTACTGTGCGCCGCGATACGTAATCTGCTTTGGCGGCTCAGCCAACACATACGTAGCCCCACGGTACTTAATTTTTTCTAGCGGCTTTGCCATTGGAGATACTCCTAGAGAACCTTGCCCAACTCTTCCAGAATGCCCTTTGCAGCGTCACGCATTTCCGTGAGCTTCCCAAGGGCAGAATCTTTGTCCAAACCGCCAGCTTTGAGAGCTTCCATCACCTGGTTGATGAGGATCACGTCAGACTGCAGAGCGGTGCCGAGATCAGCTGTTTTCAGCTGAGGCTCTTCCTGCAAGTCGGCCCGGACGTAGATGTGGCCCTTGTGCTTAATCTTCTCTGGGAGTTGATTTGCCATCTTTATTTTCCTGGTTGTTGGATGGTTGGGTTAGAAGCCGAAGCTGCTAGCCGAACAACCCAAGACAAAAACGCCCTGGGGGAGTGGGGGCGAAATCCACTCCCCCAGGGACTAATTGGGCACCGGACTAGGAGAGACGGATACCCTTGGACACGCCGCGAGAGTTGGCAACCACAGTCGCCTGCCGCAGGAAGATAAACCACCCGCGAGCCGCACGACCGAGCATGCGCTGGTCAACGACCGTGCTATTGAGCGCGATCATGTTGGCCTTCACACCCAGAGTTGCCGGGGAGCTCAGGAAGTACACCTCACCGGGGTCGAGAACCTGCAAGGTGTCATAGCGGAAGCCGTCAGTGATAATCTCGATGTCGGCGAGACGACCGAGCTTACCTTCAACAGCCAGTTCGTGCTTCTCGATGGGCGAGTACCAACGCGCCCAGTCCTGGTCGGCGAAGAGATCGTCCCACAAGTCAATCGCCATGAGGCAATGCGGGACGGGGAGGCTCCACTGCCAGATCTGGTTACGCAGGGTAACGAACACGTTCGGCGTGAACGCGTTGAACGCGATGACGTCGTTCTGTGTCGCTGCCGCCTGGTCGAGCAGGAACTTGGTGATGTTGTCGTCGCGGACCATCGTGGCTTCGAGAGCATCATTGTACTTCTCTTCGATGATCTGCGCGCCAGCCTCGTGAATCTCATCCTCACCCATCATCACGAGGGTCTCGATGTTGTATCCACGGGGATAGATGTACTTCTGGCGGATGAGCGACTCAACGGTGTGACCGTCAGTCAGCATCAGCCAGGAAGTCACATCCTTCTGACGGATGCGCACGCGGGCCGTACCACCCTCAGCCACGTCCTGCTGAGCCATCACCTTATTGGTGAAGCCCATGCGGCCCATGGTCTCAGAGATGCTGTCGGTGAAGACTTCACCGAGCACCTGGAACGGACCTTCCTGAGAAGGCACGCGCTCTGCGAGGGCTGCCTGGACGAGGTGGCCTTCCTGGTTCCAGGCGGAAACGTCCTGGGACGTAACCTCTGTACCAGCCTCATAGTGGAGCTCGCCGCGACGGGCAAGCTTCACCAGGCCATCCACGACCTGCATGAGCTCGCGGTTGCTGTCTACGTTGTACTCTCCGTTGGCACCGACGAGCGGGATAGAGTCGGACTGCATGATGCTGCCCGTACGCGGGTTGGCTTTGAAAGCCTTACCGTGGGCAATGTCCTGACCCCGCCGATCCACCAGAGCTGCATTCCGTGAGAACGTCTTCATTAGAGTTTCTCCTTATGGATCAGCTTACGCCGGGGTGATGTACTCAACGCCAAGGTAGGGGTCCGAGGCAGTGGGTACGGAAATGACCTCACCGAAGGCGGTCGCGCCAGACTTCGAGAAGAGGCCGTTGTTGTCGAGGGTCAGGGCATCACCGACAGCGTACTGCTCGTTGGCGTCGTACATGGTCGTGTAGACCACGCAGTGACCCTGAGCAACTGTCATGAGGCCGAATTGATCCTCGGCGCCGCGGTTGACGTGAGACTGCCGCAGGAGCTCATCGCGCTCGATGGCGGTGAGGTTGTAGCGGTAGACCACACGACAACGATGGCCAGCCTCAGCGACGTTGAACGTCGCCAGACCGGTCAGCGGGGCGATCTCTACCTGGGTAGCAGCCGGAACACCGGCAACAACCGTCAGGTAAGCAGCGGGGCCCGCATCGTAGTCCCACACAGCAGCCTCAGCCACACCAGCACCAGTATCAATGATATTAGTGCGGCTCAGCTGAACAGTGTACGGGGCGGCGCTGGGCACCACGACTTCCTCTACGTTGGTGAACGTGAGGGCCGTAATGCGGGATTGCAGGGAAATGCCAGCGGGACGCAGAGAAGCTGCGTTGGTGCTGAGCGTGACTACCTCTTTCAGCCCGGAAGCGTCGGCAACGCGCTGCAAGAGGGAACCTTCCTCCACGATATTCGCGGTGGCGGCTACCTCAAACTGGCGCTTCCATTCGAACCGGCTGCGAGTGAAGTCGACTTTCGTCTTCACAGACGCGTTGGGAAGCAGTGCCATTTTGGCTTTCCTCCAAAAACAGGTTGAACCGAATACGACCTGAAACCAGGTCAATTGTTTTCAGGACGCAGAGAGGTACAAAAACAATTGATAATCTTGCCTCCCAGCAACTGCTTGGCCTGCACGAAAACCAACCGACTGAAAATGTTGCTGACGGTGATTTCCAGACAGACGAGCAGTGTCCGTCACTTACGTAATGTTGCTAACTGCTGATGTTGCGAGGGGATGTGAGGGGGTAATGTTGCTAGTAATGTCGCGAACTCACGAATCTATCATCACATATAGAGTAAGTAGATACTCGACGAGATGGACAGCCCTTCTCAAGCTGTGATCTACTTCTTCTTTTTGCGCCAATAATTACCAGCGGGGTTGTTTTTGCCCTTGCCCTTCTGCCAGTGCATGTTGATCATGAACACCTTCTGACGAAGAGCGTCTTTCTTATCCTTGTGGCGCCCGCGGAGCTTGCCCTTAGAAGTATAGACACACCACTCTTGTTCGGAGCGATCTTTGTCTGGGTCGATATCTTCTGCCTTGCACTTACTGACACCCTTCATATTCTTGGGCAGGTCGTAAGCAAGCCGGTACACGGCACCATTGTACGTAACAAATTTTGCGGCGGAACCCATCATCAAGCTCCTATCTTTTCCAGAAGCAAAAGAATCGGCAAGGACTGTCAGGTCGTATAGTGCTCCACGGTTTGAACCATGACCAGTAGGACCGTACAGATACTCTCGAGATGCTTGCTTGTCACTGATGAAGGTTTTCAGTGCTAAGCGTACGTCACGTGTGTGCCCATCCAGCCCACAACGCGTCAAAGTATTGATAGCCTTGTCGAGCTTCTTCGCACCTTCTGTGTCGTCGTCGTGACCAAAATCTACAGACTTGATCCGGGCAAGAGCGTCTCGTACACAAGCTAGCTTCTTCGCGTTACGCTCTTGAATAGTGGCAGCTGACTTGAGGTCATCTCGGTCGTCCACGAGCTCAGCAACCTCACCAGGACTAGCGGCGAACATGAGCGCAAACTTTCGACCGTCCCAACCTACAAAATAGGTCCCACCTACTTTGGTCACTTCACTAAGGTTGTTCAATGGACGCACAACCTTATCCGTTACCAATGTCTCAATTTCGGAAAGTAGATCGGAGACCTTGCTATACTTAGTTTGCAGTTCTTCTGCACTACGTGGAAGATTGAGGTCGAAGCGCTGTGCAAGTGCTGCGGCACCTTCATAGGTTGGAGTACCGCCCCAGTCTTCTACCACAAGGTCTATGTCGCCATGCTCACCCTCATTCTTCTCCTTAATACCATTCACTACGCGACGGTCGTATTCCTTCACGTAGTCAACGAATTTATCGGAAGAATGGATGAGCATGGAACCAGCTACTTACGGCCACCAATAATCTTGGTGATGACTTCGGCATAGATCAAAGGATTGGCTCCTGGGCGCTCCCAGTTCCGGTATTTGTCAATCAAGCTTAGAGCAGCTTGCACACCTGGAGTCACCTTCACACTCTTGGGCTCGTCACGCCAGTTCCAAGTTGCATCGATCTTTACGTACCAGAGCTCACTGTCTTTCTTACGGCCACTTTGTCCAATGGCCTTTTTGGCAGCTACGGTATCCTGCTCGTTGAGCGTGATACTCTCTGGAATCTTGTTGATGCGCTTTGCAAAGCTAGAGGGTAGATTCTGACCAGTCTTACTTTTGATCAGCATCTTGATGTAGAACATCACCCCATCGTGACGATACCCGCTATCCTGAATAGTGGCAGACTTGCGCCCACGCTTGCGTCCAGCCAGCACGTAACGCGCACCTTGATAGGTGAGCTCTGTCGGGACTTTTGGAGTATCGGACATCCTACTCTCCTACGGAATTATTTCTGGAGCGTCTTGAGATGGCGGCCTGCTTCCTCAAGAAGACGATGGCGACGGCGAGAGGCAGCAAAGACTTCCTTCATCTCAGGAGTAGGCCGATACGTACGCTCACGCCCGTCTGTAGCAGAAGCACCCGCAGCAGGAGTCTCGCCACCAAGCAGCGCACCAAGGTCAGCACCGCCAGCGTCAGGAGCGGGAGGGGGCAGCGCGCCACTCTCACCACCAGGTGCAGGCTCAGGAGCGGCAGGCTCTTCTACCTCTTCTTCCTGCACGATCTCTTCCACGTCACCTTCAGGAACTTCCGGAGCCTCAGAACCTAGAAGGTCGACACCACCATCTGCCACCTCGTCCTCGGCGTAGTCAGTAGACATCTGGCTCAGCATGTCTTCCAATGCACCAGTAACCTCACCCATCCCACGGTCTTTCACATCACGAATGATGTCAGACATCCAAGGACGGAAGTGGTCCACAGACTCATCGTAGCCGTACTCACCCAGCTTCTTTTTGATGACAGCACTCAGGTCAGAAATACCCTCATCAAAGATCTTCTTGAGCTCGTCCTGGATAGCAGAAACACCCTTCTCGTAGAGCTCGATGCCCTTCTCTGAGAAGATGTCTGCCAGGGGATCGCTCATGCGGCGCCGAAGCTCTTTAGAGATGGAGCCAGGCTGGTGGTCGTCCTTTTTGTCCTTCTCTTCTTTCTTCTTGCGGCCAGCCGTCACAGGAGTGGGCTCACCG